AAACCTATTCCTGTGCAGGAACCTGTACAAGAAAAAGTTCATCGCAAGACAGCAAGTACCGTAGTATCTCGCAAAAGTCTTCCTGAAAAGCCGAAGCTTAAAATTGCAACCCCACAGGACAAAGCCCACTACTGGGACAGTCTGCTTAGTGGGACAGGCTAATGATTAGAATCAGGAGATAAAAATGGCTATTACTACTTCCGCTTTTGCAACGACTAGCGGAAATCTTTACGGAGATCTTAGTGTAGAAGATGCACTAAGAATTCAGGCAAAGATGCTGCCCGTTGCAAAGAAAAACCTAACCTTTGCAAGGTTCGCTCAAAAAGATACCAAAGGCCGCAATGATGGCAACGTCATGCGACACAGACGGTACAAGAAATTTCCTCTAAACGATACACCGTTGGGAGAGGGTAAACTGAGTTATGCCCCCTAATCTGGCGACAGGTTAGTGAAAATGCCGTGAATTGCTGGGAAGCCCAGAACGGGTAATCAGCAGCCAAGCCCATAAAATGGGAAGGTTCAACGACTATTCCGAAAGGAAGTACACTCAAGCGAGTGGAAGTGCGGCACACCTCAAGTAGGTGAAGATATAGTCTGAACTTTATAGGAATATAAAGCAGTCCTTTTGGACGGTCTAAGTCTAGCGAACTTAGATGAACACTTTTGGTAACTCCCGATTTTGACCAGTTAGAATCAGAAGTGGTCAGCACAACCATCCGCCAGTACGGTAGATATGTGCCTGTGACCGACCTGATGGAAATCCTTGGTCAAGACCCCTATATTAGCATCATTACGGAACGTCAGGCGCAACAAGCTGCCGAAGTAATGGACTTGCTGGCGTATAAAACCTTCCGCAATCCAGCAAATGTTATTTACGCCAATAACGTTACAAGTCGAGCCAACGTAGCAGCCAAAGTAACTGCTGCAGAACTTGATCAGGCAATTCGATTTCTGGAAGGAAACGATGCTGAAAAACTGACAGAGATGTTGTCAGCTACACCGGATGTTGCAACCGAACCGTTGCGACCAGCCTATGTAGCAATCTGCCATCCGATCCTGCGTCACGATCTTGAAAGTATTGCTGATTTTGTGCCTGTGGAAAAATACGCAGACTCATCTCAGGCAATGGACTTTGAGATCGGTAGTTACAAAGGAGTACGTTTCTTGGTGACAACCCAGGCAACGCCTTTTGATCGGAATGGAGACACATCATTGGGTGCTGGCGTATCTGGATCTACTACTCTGGTAGAAGATGCCAGTGATAGTTATGCCCATGTCTATCCAATTGTTATTTTTGCAAAAAATGCCGTAGGCACTGCAACAATAGGTGGGATGGACTCCATCGTACCTAAAGTTGTCCGCCCGACACCTAGCGGAACCGACCCCTTGGGTCAACGTGGTACAGTTGGATACACTTTTTGGACAGGAAATTTAATTCTCAATGAGGATTGGATCGTTACTGTCGAAGTAGGTGCGTCTAAACTGACTCCGCAGGTTCGTGGTATCTCTGACGGTTCACGTACTGCTTATCAGGCAAATAGCTAATTTCTAACTGTCTCAAGAGTCTTAGGATCTTGAGACAGTTACACGCATGTAAAGGAGAACATTATGCGTAGTGATAAAATGCAGATGAGTGCTGTGCCTCAGACTTCTGAGCATGTACTTATCTCAAGCAACACCGTCAAGGATATTGTCCTGCCTTACGGTGCGATTGTGGAGGACATCAAGGTAGTAATTACTGCATTGGAAGCGACTGCTACCGGAGCAGAGATTGATCTCGGCACTACTGCTTCAGCCAACCACTACAAGGCAACGGCAATTCTTTGTGACAGTACTGGCTCATTAGGTGTTCAGACCAGCATTGACGGGGCAAAGATGATGACTGCTGTACCAGCAGATAGAATCATCCGCATCACTCCGAATACTTTTTCAGCAAACAGTGTTGCAAGAGTATATGTCTGGGTGAACTATCGGTTTGCTCCTAACGATTACCCAACCCAGTTGGTGTAATTTTTTCTACAAGCCGGATAAAGTCACTTTTATTCGGCTTGTATCTTTCCTAGAATTTTTTTATAATAGATAAAAAATGACGCAATACTACGAACCGTCTTTATCTCAATCCTATTACAACCCAGGTACAGGTAGATATAGTCAGGTATCAGCCTATGTCAATCTTGCCCGTGAATGGGATGGCAAAACCGAATCAATTCCAGATGGATACGGTGTAATTCGGGTAGAAATGGGCAGAGATGCACATGAAACCGATGAGGTTTCCTGTTCTGTCAACGGTTACAAAGTGGTCATTCCCCGTGGATCTGCAAGAGTAGTCAGTGCTTTACACATCAATCGTTTGATGAACGAGTGTTTTGTCACTGAGTACACGCAAACTCAATACTCTCGACCTCCTGTTGGACATCGAAGACCTCGGTTTCCAGTATCCCTGATCGTACCTCCAAAAAATTCTCCCGTCCTGGTAGACCCCTCGACTGGTTCAGAACAGCAAGCTGAAGCCAAACGGGTTAATGCTCCCCGTAAAACAAAACACAATCTAAGTGTAGGGGAAGATGAGTCTGAGTCTTCTTGACATTCGCAACCGGGTCACTCGCATTCTGCAGGACACCAGTTCACAAAACAGACGATGGCCCGATGTCGAACTGAATGATTACATTTTTGACGCACAGCATGAGTTCATCCGCTTAACAGGGTTCCCCCTGAAGACGGTCAGCGTAGATCTTCAGGGACTTGTCCCTGAGTACGATGTTCCGACTGCTACGTCCAACAGTGTGACGTATCCTGCCTTGATGGAAATTCGCAGAGCAAGAGTTCGCAATCGTTCTGTGGAAATCCCCATTATCAGTTCCACAGTGCTAGATGAGTCCACTTCTTTTTTACATGAGCCTGTTTATGCCGATTGGCGTAGTCAGGTCGGGCCAATTCGGGCAGTTGTTCTAGATCATCGATCTGCCTCTACCTTCCGTTTATTCCCAATCCCTTCTGGTACTCTTTATACTACCGTCACTGCTACCTTGGACTCCGTTACAAATCCAACCGTCATTGTAGTGTCGGATGCTTCTGATCTGTCCGTAGGCATGTACGTTGGTGGAAATTCAAAAATTGATGAAAGTACAGCCATCGCTTCCATATCGGGAACAAGTGTTACTCTGACCAAATCTGTACTAGCTAGTGGCAGCAATGAATCTGTTACCTTTGTATCTTCAAATGTATTTAGTTCCTATCTGCTTCAGACTCCAACAACCGATGTGGATTCAATCAGTGGCACTGATTTGTTGTTTGATTCTTCAGGCTTCTTCCAGGGAACTGTAGTTGTACTGCCCAGCATTTCACTTCAGGGAACGATTCAACCACCACGCAATGCCTTGCAGACATACGCTAATGTAGCTGATGGCTCAGACGTTCCCTTGATTGGACAGCAGTACCACGAAGCGTTGGTCTATGGTGCAGTGGAACGTGCGTACCTGAAAGAAAATGAACTTAGAAATGTGCAAAAAAGCAGTGCGTTTCGGGAACGGTTTCTTCAATATGTGACAGAAGCCCGAAGGCTGGAGCATGAATCCCGTACCAGGAGAATCGGAGGAGCAAATCGGGTGAGAATGAAGGTTAGCAGGAGGTGGGTATGACGGTTTCAGTTGTAGGGTCAAACAATGAAACGGTAATCTTTCAGACCCGTAAAGTTAAAGGGTCTGATCTAGAAACAGACGCAACGCTTCTCGACCTTGATGACATTCCCATGCCCTCTGGTGTGTTGGATTCCAACAACCAGACCTATGCTAATTTCTCTGCACTGTATGCAGATTTACCAACAAACCAGAATATCCGTGGCCCAGAGGGGCCACAAGGCCCAGCAATCGACAGTGTATCCCTAGCACAGTCAGTCGATCTGTCCACCGTCACAATGACATTCGGGTATACCCAAAATAACCAAGGGTATACGGTAGGAACCACACCCTCCTTTACAATTCCTGCTGGCCCAACTGGCCCTACTGGAACAGGAATTCAGTATGTTTCGCACGATGATCAGAATCATACCCTGACCTTCCAGTTTACGGACACACTATCCGATTTGACGGTTGATTTACCGCAAGGAGACACTGGCCCTGCAGGGCGTAGTATTTCTAGCATCTCCAAATCAGGGGATGTGATGACAATCAACTATGATGACGGTTCTTCTCCGACTCAGATTTCAGGAATTCGTGGCCCTGCAGGAGAGGGTGCAACTGTAACCGTAGACTCTACAAACACGTTAGCGGCAGGATCATCTGCCAGTGTGACGGAAACCGGAACTAGTACTTCTCAAAATCGGGAACTGATCTTCAACATCCCTGCTGGTGCAGACGGAACAGACGGAGTTTCTGTCACCGGAGTCAATCAAGTCAACTCCACCACGATCAATTTCAGCCTCTCCAATAGCACCACTTCTTCCAACATTACCCTCCCCACAGTAGCTGCAGAGGATATACTTCCAAGCTATACAAATAACAATGGGAAGGTCTTGGCTTTAAATA